GGGCGCGCTTGCGCGTGCGCGTGTGGACGAACCCACGACGCTCGAAAAAGTTGCCCTTGGCGATATGCGGCCCGCTCAGTTGAAAAAGCTCCCCGACGAGGAAATTTCCGAGGCTTGGCTACGCCTCAACCAGTGGTTTGCCAACGCCACAAAGCGCAAGCAGCCCACCGAAGACATCATCAACGCTGCCGTGTGGGTCAGCCAAGAGATGAAACGGCGCGGGTTTGAAATCAGCCCAAGCGCCCTCGTGGATGCAATCGAAGATTTCCGCAAAACGAAAACAGGGTGGGCGCTTCACAAGCGCATGAACGAACTCCCCCGCGACGTGGTGTTGGTGCGCGATTTCGTTTCCGTGGTGGGGTCGCTTGCGAAAGGACATCCTGACCCGAAGGATATGGACGTGATGCTTCGGGCGGTGTGGGACAAAGATTCAGGACAGGTGGTGATTCAATCCGAGAACGTGTGGCTGCCCATCAGGAACACCCTCGACCCAGACAAAAAGGGAAAGCTCCACTGGCTCAGCAACCCCCAAGGCGCTCACGGCGACTTCATCCCCCTCTACGATTTGGTCCTGCGACGGCGCGAGGACATCGCCACGCAATTCGTGAAGGCAGAGGACGTGCGCATCGACATAGGTTGTGGCGATTGCAAACCCGCAGGCTACATCGGCGTGGACAAGCGCGGCGGTGAAGGCGTGGACCTCGTTCACGACCTCGATGGTGGGCTACCGTTCAGCGACGACTACGCGGACGAGGTTCGAGCGAACCATGTGCTCGAACACCTCGCAGACAAATCGAAGGTGATGGCAGAAATCCATCGTGTGCTCAAACCAGGCGGGCGGTTCGTGTTCGAGATTCCCTCGACAGATGGCCCAGGCGCTTTCGCCCACCCTGAGCACAAGTCATTTTGGAACAAGGCGAGTTTCGCCTTTTGGACGCAGGCCGACCTCGCTGAAAACCGACCCATGTTCGAGGTCGAGCATTTGGTCGAGCGCAAGAAGGGAAATCTCATCTACGTCTGCGGCGCTTTGCGCAAGCCCTCCACAGTGGAAAAAGCGTTGCAACCGTTCCAGCGATTCACACCACCCAAGCCAGCGGTCGAAGGCTTTACCGAACTCTATGACGTGGACGACGTGTGGGCTTGGGCAGAGGACCGCTTGCCCATCGACGTTGAACCAAAACTCAACGGGTTCAGAACCATCTTGCTCAAGAAGGGCGATGAGGTGGGCGCGTGGTTTGAGGGTCAAATCGGCAAGAATCTCATCGACCGCTTTCCCGACCTCGCCGCCGCGCTCAAAAAAATGGGCGGCGATTTCGTGTTGGACGCGGACATTGCCATCGAGAAGGAGGGCAAGCGATTGCCCAGAAACATGATGGCGAAACTGAACAGCGACGACCCGAAACTGGACGCGGGCGAGAAAATCGTCGTGACTGTTTTCGACGCGCCGTTCCTCGACGAGGATTTGAGCGACCTTCCGTTCAAGGACAGGCGAGAAATTCTCGAGTCGAAGGTGAAAGGAAAGTTGCCCATCACGCAAGCGCGGTGGGTGAATTCGTTGCCTGCGCTCAAGGCAGCGGCGAAATGGGCCTTTGGTTTCGATGCTTCGGAAGGATTGGTCGCCAAGACCTCTACTGGAAAGTATGAGACAGGCGGCACGACCAACGAATGGTCGAAACTCAAGCGGGTGGCAGAACTCAAGGTCGCAGTGCTCGACGCACAAAAAACCAAAACAGGTGACTACAACTATTGGTGCGGATTACTGCCTGGCGACCTTGAGTTCGCCAACACCCGCTCATTGAACGGGACCGAGTACATCGACCTCGGCAAGACATTCAACACGAACATTGAGGCAAAGCCGGGTGAGGTTTTGACCGTGCAGGTTCTTGAACTCATCCCCGATGAGGCGGGAAAACGCCTCATGTGGTTGGGGCCGAGGGTCATTGACGTTGACCGCACGCGCAAAGCTCCCTACTTCGCCGCGCAAGCGATTGACGTTGCACGCCGAGCCGCTGTGCTTCAAAAGGCGCTCGACATCGTGCCGACTTTTGGACCGGAGGGTGCTCCCATCATGTTCGTCGGCGCATCGCCTAGTAGGACGGAGGCGGTGCGCGGCGAACCCTTCGTGGGGGCAGGCTCAGAACTTTTTGTCGAGATGTACTTGAAACCGCTTGGGCTATCGCGTGCGGACGTAGCGATGACCAACGCCGTGCCTCGGTTTTTGACCGACGAGAAGGGAAAGGTACGGGAGCCAACCAATGCCGAGGCCGAGGAATGGAAGCCCTGGCTTCACGACGAACTCGACCGCATGAAACCGAAGGTCGTTGTCGCGCTCGGTCAAACAGCCAAGCGCATGTTGGGGGAACGCGCAGGCTTTGTCCTCCCGCACCCGTCCGCTGTGCGACGATTCGGTGATTCAGGAGAGGTCGGGCGCAAAACAGGGCGCATCCTCGACGCAATCCGCAAAACGGAGGGCGAGGAAGAAACTCGTGGCGACCGTGCGCAGCGGTTGTGGGAAGAAAATTGGCACGAGTACATGCCGACCAAGCAAGGCGGTCGGTTTGTTTACCAGCACCATTGGCGGGGCCTCGACGAAAAACAGAAGGGCATGACCGACGAGGCGCTGATGGACACCACCGACCATTCGGTTCATGGCGACATCCGGTTGGAAGGCCCAGACGGACTTTTTGGATGGGCGGTGTTTCTCGGCGAAACGAAAGACAACCGAGGGTTGACGCACAAGGACAAACTCATCGACCTCAAGGCCGACCAAAATCTTCGCCTTGCGCCCAAGCTCCAGCAGCCCAAAGATTGGTTGAAAATGGGCGAAGGCAAAGGTGAGGCGGTCGAGCCGGGTGGCCCAGGCTCCACGTCGCAGACCTACTCGAAGTTTTTCGTGCGCGACGAGGGGACCTACCAACTCGGAGTCGCTACCCAGCACGCCGTAGAAATTTTCCTTGACGGCAAGTACCTTTCTGGGAGATATATGTTGACGCTGCCGAGGTTAGGGGCGGAAAGGGTGTGGCTGATTGACAAGCCCACCGACCAGAAGCCCAGAGCCGAGGCTCAAGAACTCGCTGATGTCATAAGCGAACAACGGCGGAAAGGCCGGGATTTCGTCGTGTGGGCGAAACCTGGCGAGAAGCCGGTGAAGTACGACGTTCGCAGCGGCAAGGTGGCAGAGGCGAGGAAGCACGTTGCAATCTCCAAAGCCGACCAAACCAAGCGAATCGTCTACGGGGTGGTGGTTGACCCGTATGGGCCAAACGGTCCGCGTGCCGATGCGCACAACGACTGGATTCCACCCGCAGCGGTAGAGGAAACGGCGCACGCCTTCTTGAAGGGACAGATGGTGATTGGATTTCAACATAAGGCCAAGGCAGATGCCAAAGTGGTCGAAAGTTGGGTCGAGCAATACCCATCGCGTGCCGAATACCTCAAAGCGATGCGAGGGGAGAATCATTCAGTCTACCGAAGAAAATTCGGTTCGGACGTTTTGCACTCTGGGTCATGGGTCCTTGGCGTTCAACTCGGCGATGATGAGTGGAAAGCCTACCAAGACGGCGATGTCAACGCCTTCAGTCCTGGTGGGGTTGGTTTCCGCGCACCGATGTCTGAGGGAATGATGCCGAAGGTCACATTCCTAGACCTCGTACCGGCAGAAGGAGAAGCGAAGTGAACAAGGAGTTGACCGCGCTGACTGGTCTGAAGGCAGCCGAAGTCAGCCTAGTAACCAGAGGGGCAAACCGTAAAAAGCGGTTTCCCATCTTCAAAACGGAGGAATCCATGGACATGCAGGAAATTCTGAAGGCTGTCCTTGAGACGGAGACAGACGGCGAGGCCGAGCTGGACGCCGTACTCAAAGAAGCCAAGGTTTCGGACAAGGGCCAAGGGGCCGCGAAGGGCGCGCTGCGCATCCTTCAGGCTTTCAAGGACGAGATGCCGAAGGACGTACTTGCCAAACTCGCAAGCATCGCGGGCTACACCGAAAAGGCAAAGAAGCCCGAAGATGAGATGATGAACGGCAAGGACAAGATGAAGACCAAGAAGAAGGGCGAGTCGGAAGAGGACGACGAGTACGGATACCCGGATGCGACCTCGAAAAAGGTCAAGAAGGGTCTGGAGTCGTTGCCCGAGGACGTGCGCAAGGACGTTGAGGGGCTTTTCAAGGCCCAGACAGACGAACTCGAAGCGCTGCGAAAGCAGAACGACGAGGTTCAGAAGTCGCTCAAGGCCGAGCGCGACGCTCGTGAACTTGAGTCTTGGGTCGAGAAGGCCAAGACTGAGTTGAGCCACTTCCCCGGTCAGTCTGCCGAGGAAATGGGCAAAACGCTCAAGGGTCTGGCCGACATCAACCCCGAACTCGCCAAGAAGCAGTTCGAGCAGATGAAGGCCGCAAGCGCCGCCATCAAGAAGTCGTCGATGTTCAGCGAAGGTGGAATCCCCACCAACCCGAACATGGGCGGCGGGGGCGGGTCGGCTTGGGACCAAATCACCAAGATGGCTGACGGCATCGTTGAGAAGTCGGACAAGCCCATGAGCCGCGAGAAGGCCATGGCGCAGGTGATGAAGAATCACCCCGACCTCTATCAGCGGTACTTGTCGGAGCATCCACAGCAACTTTCGCCTGCGGGCGTTGAGTAAGGAGGCCACAAATGGCATTTGAACTTCCAAAGCTGGTCATCCCTGGCCTGGTGGCCGGTGCTGACCTCAGCTCCGCACAGTTTCTTTTCGGCTACATCGACAATCTCGGCAAGGTCCAGGTGAATACCACCTTGGGCGGGATTTGCGATGGAGTCATCCAAGACAAACCGGTTGCCGACCAAGCGGTCGAGCTTGCGCCTGCGGGTGTGAGCAAGGTCGTTGCTGGCGGCGTCGTGAACCCTGGTGACCTTGTGGGTTCAGACGCAACTGGCAAGGCAATCTTGGCTGCCTCGGGCACGGTGTTTCGTGGCCGGGCGTTGACGGGTTCCAGTGGAGCCAACGAACTCATTTCCGTGTTCCTTGGCATCACGGGCGTGGCCCCATAAGGAGGAATGAATCATGCCGCAACCAACTCCCAGTGATGTCCATGTGAACGCACCGCTGACCAACATCAGCGTGGCTTTCCTTCAGGACCAAACCGAATTCATTGCTGACAAGGTGTTCCCGAACGTGCCAGTGGCGAAGCAGTCTGACCGCTACTTCACGTTCCCCAAGGGCCAGTGGTTCAGAACCGAAGCGCGTGAGCGCGGGTTGAGCCAAGAGTCCGTGGGCAGCGGGTTCGACGTTGACAGCACGCCGACGTACCAGTGCAACGTCAAAGCGTTGCACAAGGACATCGACGACCAACTGCGAGCCAACCAGGACGCGCCGCTCAACCTCGATGCCGCAAGCACCGAGTTCGTGACGCGCGGTCTGCTCCTGCGCCGCGAGAAGGATTGGGCGACCAAATACTTCAAGGACGGCGTGTGGAAGGGTTCGACAACGGGCGGCGACATCACCCCAAGCACTCTCTGGAGCGCGGGTGGTTCCAAGCCCATCGCCGACATCCGAGCGCAGATGTCTGCCATGAAGCGCAAAACGGGCTTCCGTCCGAACAAGCTGGTGCTTGCCGAGGACGTGTGGACCATTTTGCAGGACAACGGCGATTTCCTCGACCGCATCGCCATCACCCAGCGGAAGATTGTGAACATCGACCTGCTGGCGTCGGTGTTGGGCATCGAGGAAGTTCTCATCGCTGGCGCGATTGAGAACATCGCCGCTGAGAAGGCCGTAGACGACCTTCGGTTCATGTTCCAGAAGTGCGCGTTGCTCTGCTACGCAGCGCCGCGTCCTTCGCTCATGATGCCGACTGCCGGGTACACCTTCTCGTGGACGGGCTACCTGGGCGCTTCGGCAAACGGCCTCCGCATGTTGCGGTTCCGTATGCAGAGCCTCCGCAGCGACCGCATCGAAGGTGAGATGGCGTATGACAACAAGCTGGTCGCCGACGAACTCGGCGTCTACTTCAAGAACGTCATCGCCTAAACACCAACGGTGAGTCGAAAGGAGGCAACATGGGATGGGTAGCTGCTAAATCTATGACCATCAAACGTGGCGCGGGCTACGTTGAGGTGGTTCCAGGCGACCCCGTCCCCGAAGCCGAAACTTGGGAAAATGTGAAATCGTGGGAACGGTCCGGGTTCATTCGACACCTGGACCGCCCCACGGGTTCGCCTGGGTCGGCCAAGGTGGACGAAAAGAAAACCGAACGGGCTGACCTTACACCGCCAGGCGGGGTTGTCGCCGCTGTGAAAGCAGAGGTTGACGGCCAAACCGAAGCGGAGGAAGCAGGCTTGTTCGGAAAGAAGAAAAAGAAGAAACGAGGCTGACGATGGGTTGGAATTACAGTGGCAGGCCAGACTCGAATGACCGCGACAAAGTGCGGTTCCTTGTCGGTGATACCGACCGGAACTGCCCACTGGTTCAAGACGAGGAAATCGCCTGGGCGCTGTCGAGCCAATCTACTATCACCGTAGCGGCTGCGGTTTGCTGTGAGGCAATCGCAGCCCGCTACGGACGCCTCGCGACCGTGCGCGTGGGAGACGTGTCGAAAAACTGCGGCGACATCTCGAAAGCGTTTCGAGAACGAGCCAAAGAACTTCGTGACAACGACTCCAGTGACCTTGCGGCGCTTGCGCTGCCTAGTTTTGGCGGCTTGAGCATAAGCCAAAAGGAAACTCTCGCCAACGACACCGATGCCGTTCAACCTTCTTTCCAGAAGGGAATGGATGACATACCCGGAGGCCCGTCTGAATTCGGAGGACTCCCTTACAACTACGACCACCACGAGGAATGAGATGGCAAAGTCCAAGGTGAAAGTAGAGGACAAGGGATGGGACCGAATTCGCTCGTTGGCTGCGAAGGGTGGTCTGGGCGGTAAAGCCGCCTCGGTCGGTATTCAAGGCGACGCCGCGATGGGCGACCACGACGGGATGACCAACGCTGAGTTGGGCGCTATTCACGAGTTCGGCACAACGGACGGGCGCATCCCGCCGCGTTCATTCATCGGAAGCACCTTCGATGCGAACGTGAAAAAGTACGAGGACGAGCTTGCTAGGATTGCAGGCGCGGGCCTAGAAGGTGCGAAGATAGAGGGCGAGCTTTTGGTGCTCGGCGAGGAATTTCGAGCCGACATCTACGCCGCCGTCAAGTCCGGTATTCCGCCTCCGCTCGCCGAATCGACAGTCGAAAGGCGTGGGGGCGACTCGACGCCGCTCTGGGACACAGGCCGCTTGATGGATTCCATCAGCGCGGTCGTTGTCGATGCGGCGAAGGCCAAGGGAGGCGGTTGATGGATTGCTGCATGACAAGCGCAGTCCTTGAGATGGCTTCCTCGGTGAAGGTGTACCGGAAACCGTCAGGAGCCTACGATGAGCAAGGGCGATGGATGGAACGTCCCGCAGAGGAAATAGAAATCCGAGCGGTCGTCCAACCTGCTCGACCTCACGAATTGGTGCGCGTTGATGAGGGGCGGCGCACCAAGGGCGCAATCAAAATCTACTCTGTGGAGCCGCTTCACACCGCTTCGGAAAAGGAACAAAAGCAGCCTGACCGCATTTTGTGGCACGGCATGACCTACGAGGTCGAGTTCACCGAAGATTGGTCTGAAGGAGGCTACTACAAAGCGGTGGCTTTGGAGGTCAAGAGTGACGTTTGATGTGGCGATAGACCTTGAGGCGTTTGACAACACCATCCAAGGGTGGTTCAAAAACGCTACTGGTCTGCAAACCATTTGGCGTCGCCAATCTGCCCCGATGCCGCCCTACCCCTTTGCTGCCTTGATGCGAACTGTTGGGCCGACACCCAAAGCCCCTCAGTGGGAATTGCGAACATCCACCAACCTTTCTCGTCCGCAAGGGCAAGAAATCCAAATGGACGTTGGCGTTCCCTGCTCAATCGTTGTGTCTTGCCAAGTCTATGTTTGCATGACTGACGCCAGGAACCCGAACGTCAATGCCGCTGTTTATGCGGCACGAGCGCAATCCACGCTCTCGCTCCCAAGCGTATTGGCGGTTCTCCGAGCTGCTGGCATCTCAATCGTGCGACCGGGCGAAGTGCAGAACATCGACGAGTTGATTGAGGATGCCTATGTGTCGCGTGCCAACTTGGACGTGACGTTTGGCGCAACTCTGTCTCTGACCGAGTTCGCCACCTACATTGAACGAGTCCATGCTGAATCTGAAACCTTCGGCATTGACCAAGAATTCGGAGGAACACCATGAGTCTCAGTGACATCGTACAAGTCACCATCACAGCACAGACGACTGCGCCGAGCCGAGTTGGTTTCGGCACGCCTCTGGTGATGGCCTATCACACAGTTTTTACCGAGTTGGCACGCACCTACACTTCAGTGGACGCGATGGTGTCAGACGGCTTTGCGCCTGACCACCCCGCTGTCCTCGCTGTGCAGGCGTTGCTGTCTCAAAACCCCAAGCCCACCAAGGTCATCGTGGGCCGCGAGCGGAACACCGTCAAGCAGAAGATTGAAGTGACTCCTGTGGCGACCAATCTCAAGGCGACCTACGCCTACAAGGTGGTCGTTGACGGTGTGACCGCAACCTTCACGACGGACGCTACTCCGACCGTGGCGGAAATCACCGCAGGACTCAAGACTGCCATCGACGCGCTTGCCAAGCCCGTGACCACGGTTGCTACCGCAACCGAACTCACGATTGAGGCAAACACCGTCGCCGATGCTTTCAGGTTCGAGGTGGTTGAGCGTGGGATTCTCCACCAGGAGAACATCACGGCGGACGGTTCGCCCAACGGCATCGTTCACGACATCACGGCGGTGCGCGAGGTGAACGACGAGTGGTACTGCGTTTGCCTCACCAATTTGAGCAAGCCTTGCATCTTGGCAGCGGCGGCCTACGTCGAGTCGCTGTACAAGATTATGGGAGTCTCAAGCGCCGACGATGGTATCTACGACGCGCTGGTGACTGATGACGTGGCCTCCGCGCTGCAAATCGGCGGCTACGCCAGAACTTTCTTGATGTACCACCCGAAGTCTTTGGTGCAGTTTCCTGGTGCAGCTTGGACCGGAAAATGTTTGCCCAAGGACCCCGGCAGCATCACCTGGAAGTTCAAAACACTCGGCGGGGTTGACTACGTTGACCTTACCGAAACGGAAGTGGGTGTCATCGAAGGCAAGTCCTGCAATCACTACACTGAGGTGGCGGGAATCGCCATCACTCAGCAGGGCGTGACCGGGGCTGGCGAGTTCATCGACATCACCCAATCCATCGACTTCATGCGGGCGCGGTTGCAAGAGTACATCTACGCTCGACTCGCCAACGCCGACAAGATTCCCTACACCGACCAGGGTGTGGGCATCGTGGAGGCTGAGGTGCGGGCCGTGCTGCGCCTTTCTATCAACCAAGGCATCCTTGCCGCGACTCCAGAACCCACCGTGAGTGTGCCTCTGGTCGCAGACGTTCCCTTCACGGACAAGGCGATGCGCCTGCTCCCAGATGTGAAGTTTGAGGGTACGTTGGCAGGAGCGATTCACAAGGTCATCGTGACCGGCACAGTTTCGGTGTAAAGGAGGACCACCATGGCACTACATACCTATGACCCGTCCCAAGTTGCGGTTGTTTTCGCGGGAATTCCCATCAACGGCTACGCTGATGGAACTTTCCTGAACGTCGAGCAGAACGAGGACAGCTTCACGCTGACCATCGGCTCAGACGGCGAAGGCTGCCGCGCCAAATCCAACAACCGAAGTGGGCGCGTGACGTTCACGCTTGGACAGTGGAGCATGGCAAACGACCTGCTTTCCGCCGTTCACAACGTGGACATCAACACCCCCAACGGCGATGGAATCGGCCCGTTGCTCATCAAGGACAACTCCGGTCGGTCCATCTACACCGCTGAGAAGGCGTGGATTGTGAAGCCGCCCGCCGCAGCTTTTGGCCGCGAAGCCGAGAGCCGTGAGTGGGTCATTGAAACGGACAACCTCATCCAATTCCACGGAGGTAACTGATGTCGCAAATGGACGGTGAAACCTTGGAGCTAGACGGGCACAAGTACACCGTCTACATGCTGCCGCCACTCGCATCACACGACAGTCTGATGGATGTGGCAAAGATGGTCGGACCCGCCCTGGGGCCGGTGTTCGATGTTTTCCTCTCAAGTGCCACGGGCAACAAAAAGCCTTTGCCTGAGATGGAACTCGATACCGCGTTTTTCTCCAGGGCGGCGTCCGCCCTTTTTGGCGGCATCGACAAGGCCACCTTGCGCCGCATTATCGACCAAATGGCCGAAGTGACCCATGTGGACGGAAAACCCCTCAAGCCCATTTTCGACGCGCACTTCAGAGGAAAACTGGAGGCGATGTACCAATGGGCGGGCTTTGCCATGAAGGTCCAATGGGGAAAGTCCTTGAGCGCCTTGGTGAACGCCGTGCGAAACCGAGGCGCGCAGGTGATGGGCGCGGCACCGTCCCCGTCCCAAGCCACCTGAATTGGTTGGTTTGGAGATTGGTGATTGAGAGGGTGGCGTCGCTTGAGGAAATCAAGCGATTCTACGACCTCGTGGAAGTTTTGGATGCGAACGAGGCTTTGGATTTGAAGGAGGAAGCCGAGCGACGAGCGATGCAACCTCTCAAACCTGGCCTGGGAAGGTGAGGCATGATTGTCAAACAACTGACCGCTCTCTTCGGTCTGGAGACTGACAAAGCCTCATTCCAACAGGCCGAGGGAGGACTGGACAAGCTACTCGGCTACGCAAAGCAAGCTGCCGTAGCCTTCGCCGCCATCAAAGTCTTTGACGTGTTCAAAGACATGGCGGCGGAGGTTGCCGCTCTCGGCGACAAGTTCGACGAAATGGCGCAGCGCACAGGCGCGAGCGCCCAGGCGCTCCAAGCCTGGTCCTACGTCGCAGAGGGTTCGGGTGCTTCGGCGGAAACCGTCGAGGGTGCCATCAAGAAACTCTCGGTCGCTGCCGAAGATGCGGCGACAGGCGGCAAGGAAACGGGCGCGGCCTTCAAGCGGCTCGGTATCAACGTCAAAAACGCCGATGGGTCGCTGAAAAACGCCGAACAACTCATGCCCGAAATCGCCGATGGGCTTGCGGGTGTGACGAACGATACCGAACGCACCGCCCTCACCATGAAGGTGTTGGGCAAAAGCGGAACCGCTTTGTTGCCCATGCTCAAGGGTGGCTCCAAGGCGCTCAACGAACAGATGCAGGCGGCCTATGACCTCGGAGCGGTCATGGACCAAGACCTCATTCGAGCTTCCGCTGAGTACGATGACGCGCAAAACCAGATGAAGATGGGGTTGCAGGGCCTCAAGAACATCGTGGGCAAGGCGCTCATCCCGGCCATGACCGGAATCACCAAGACGATGGTGAACTGGATAAAGGCGAACCGAGAATGGCTCGCCACGAAGTTTGGGCCTGCGATTCAGAGGGTGGGCGAGGGCATCGCTCGACTTTTCCGACTTGCCTCTGACATCACCAACGGCATCATCGAGTGGACAAAAACGCTCGACCCGTTGCAGAAGAAATTCCTGCTCATAGGCGGAATCGCCGCCGCTATCGCCCTGCTGCTCATGTTGCCTGGTGGTTCCATCCTCCTGCTCATCGGGTTGATTGCGCTCATCATCGAAGATTTCCAGACGTGGCGCGAGGGCGGCAAGTCGGTCATCGGCGACCTCGTTGCGTGGTTTCAACAGCTCATCGACACTATTCCTGGTCTGGGCGAAACGATGGCGATGGTGTGGACCACCATCAAAGCCTACTTCCAGTTCATGCAGGACATGGTGTTCGCCTTCATCCAGTTCTGGATAGATATGTTCACGGTGGGACCTGTCGAGGCAATCCAAAACCTCGGCAACAATGTCCTGATGATTTTCCAAGCCTTGTGGGACGCGGTTGGGGGCTACATCACAACTGCCTTGCAGTGGTGGTGGCAGCTTATCGCGGGGTTTTTCACCTCGATTGGCCAGTGGATTTCTGAAACCGTCCAAGGAATCATGGACGGAATCGTGGGCATTTTCGTCGCGGGCTGGAACGCCGTGACTGAATCCATCAAAACGGCCATCAGTTTTTGGTGGGAGCTTTTCAAACAGTTTGGCAGTTTCATCTACGATACCATCACCGCGCCATTCCGAGCCGTGAAGGGACTTCTGGCGAAGGTGGGCATAGGCGGCGCAGAGGCAACTTCGGCGGCGGCTGGTGCGGGCACGCTCGCAACAGCGGGGCCAGGTGCTTTTGGCGCAGGAGTAGCTACGGCATCTCCAACCACCGGAGGCGGCGGGTTCTCGCCCACGTCCAACGTGTCGGTGTCGGTGAACGCCGCGCCAGGAATGAACGAGGAAATGCTTGCGAGTGCTGTCGCCAAGCATGTTGCGGCTGAAAACGAGCGCACGAACAGAATGGCAATTCGGGCGCTGTCGCCTGCCGCTGCGGGAGCAACCTGATGGGCCTCACCGACCTCATTTTTGGACCCAAAACGAAAGCCCAGGTGGGCACGGTCCAATTCGATTGCAGCGTGAGCGAAACTCACTCGAAGGAGGCCCAAATTACGGACCACCCCGTCGAGGAAGGTTCGACTATCAGCGACCATATTCGGAGGCAGCCCGAATCGCTCGAACTCAACGGCATAGTCACCAACCATCCCATCATCTTCCTAGCAAGCATCCAAGCGCCGTCGCCGCTTGAGAACGACCTGTCGCCCACTCCAGACCGCGCCGAAGTCGCCTATGCGACGTTGCGCGAAATCATGGACAAGGGCGAGTTGGTGACAGTCGTGACCTCATTCTGGGAATACGAGAACATGGCAATCACCAGCATGAGCGTCACGCGGGACGCACAAAACGGCAACGTGCTGAACTGTAACCTGGGCCTGCGAGAAATCATCATCGCAAAGACCGAAACCGTAGCCGCGCCTGAACCCTCCAAGGCAGCTCAGAAAAAGGCGAAGGACGCGGGCAAGAAAGCAAAGGGCGCAGCTTCGGCGGCGCAGTCGGGCGGTTCTCAGTCGATTCTGAGTTCGCTCGGCGGGTTGTTTGGAGCGTAACATGGCAACCCAAGTCATCCCAACCTCCAACGCGAGCAACTTCGGCAACTTCTACTTCGTTGTCGAGTTGGACGGACTCGAATACCAAATCTTCCTCAAGTACAACGACCGCGAGGGCGTTTGGTACATGGACCTCTCTGACACGAAAGGAAACGCCATACGAAGTGGGGTCAAACTCAGTGTGAATTTCCCCGTGCTACGTCTTGCGATGATTCCTGAACGACCTCCTGGCGAAATCATCGCGCTCGACACGACAACGCCTCCTGCCGACCCTGATTTGACGGGGTTGGACCAGCGGGTCGCTCTCATCTACGAACAACAGGAGTCCTTGCCGTGAGCGACCTTTTCAACCGTGACATCGTGGTAGTGGTCAACACTATCCGAATCGCATCGCGGGGCCTCGATGACGACCCCACCTTGCCCACGGTCAAACCGCTTTTGAAAATGTCTTTCTCGGTAGAAAAATCCGCGAACCGCGACCCAAACAAGGCCGAGGTGAAAATTTGGAATCTCACGTCTGAACACCGGGCAAGTTTGCAGAAAGACCAACCCCTCATCATCGAAGCTGGCTATGTGGGAACGACCGAGCAACTGTTCTCAGGTGACATCACCTTTGTGAGTCACGTTCGAGAAGCAACCGATTGGATTACTACGGTTCAATGCGGCGATGGAGCCAAGCAGTATTCTTCCGCTCGCATGAACCAATCTTTCGGTCCTGGCACGCAAATGTCCGCGTTGCTCAAAGGCGCTGCTGATTCTTTGGGAGTCGGGTTGGGCAACGCCGCTCAGAAATTTTCAAGTGGAAATTTCCGTGGCGGGCTAACTGAATTCACCAGAGGGGTGACAGTCAGTGGCCGAGCGTCCGACGTGTTGGACAAGTATTGCACGACGGCGGGATTCCAATGGTCGATTCAGGACGGGCAGCTTCAGGTTCTCCAACCCAATGAAACGACTCAGCAAGACGTTCTCAGCCTGACAGCGGACAGTGGCCTCATCGGGTCGCCAGAGGTGGGTGAGGGCGGGGTGGTCAAGGCCAAGTGTTTGCTCTTGGGCGGTCTGATGCCGGGCAGGAAATGCCACATCAAGTCGGCGCTCATCGACGGGTTTTTCAAGCTCGAAAAAACCAAGCACTTCGGCGACACCTGGGGTCAAGATTGGTACAGCGACCTTGAGGGGAGGCCGCTATGAGACTCGGCAACACTCGCAGCCCTAGTCTTGAGGAAGTGCTTCGTGCGGCGCTCGACCAAGGCATCGCTGATGTCCACACCTCGTTGCCTGGGAAAGTGGAAAAGTACGACCCCGCCACGCAGAAGGCCGACATCAAACCGCTGCTCAAAAAGACGACTATCAACGAGGACGGCACCGAGCTTGTCGAGGAATTGCCCATCATCACAGACGTTCCTGTCATGTTCCCGCGTGCGGGGGGATACTTCATTTCTTTCCCCGTACAGCAAGGCGATTTCGTTCTGTTGGTCATCGTCGAGCGGTCAATCGACAAGTACATGGCAGGGCAGGGAGAAGATACCGACCCCGTTGACCTTCGGATGCACGATTTGACAGACGCGGTTGCTTTTCCTGGTCTGTACCCCTTCGCCAAGCCCATCAAGGATTCCAACGGAAACGACCTCGTTCTTGGACAGGACGAGAAGGGTTCTCAACTCGTCATCAAAGATGGCGGCGCGGTGGAAATCACCTTCGACGGCGGGAACACCATCAAACTCGAAAACAAGGACGCAGACGCCACATTGACGCTCGGCGACGGGGCAAAGCACGTTGCCATTGTCGAGGCGCTGCAAACTCTCTGGGGAAAACTCAACCTCTACTTGGACGCTCACACCCATCCAACGGGCGTGGGGCCAAGTGGTCCGCCTGCTGCGCCTGGACCCATTCCGAGTCCGCCGTGGGAGGCGGTCATCAACTCAACCAAGGTGAGCATACCGGACGGCTAAGATGGCGATGACTGTTGCAACATTGGCCGACGCGCTCAAGCTCATCGGCAACCCGACCGACGCCAACACCATGGCGCAAGGTTGGGCTGACGCTTGGGAGGCTTTCATCGCCGAGGCTACCGAATTGCCTACGAACAAAACCGCATCGGGCGACCCCGCTGCGCTTGCGCTGTTCAAAACGGCAATCTTGCCTCTGTTTTCGCAAGGGCAAACTGCTTTGCAGGCAGGCACCATCATCAAGGACGCTTGCAAAGCGTTTTGGGCGGGCACAACAGCTCTCATTTTGTTCGCCGAGGTTACGCCTCCCCCTGCGGGGCCTTTCCTGCTGCCCCCGCCTTTCATGCTCGACTCAAGTGCAGAAACCTTGTTCGCAACCAATCTCGGACTCGTGTTCACAGCGAACACGACCGGGAAACTGTCAATGGAGGATTCCTATGATGCAATCGCTGCGGCAATTCTGGCAGCACCTATGGCGGGCGCTACTTTCTTGGACACGACGGCTCCCACGCCCGTAAGTCATACGGTGAGTTGAACGATGAGCGACTTGAAACTCGACACGAACGGCGACCTGGCGATTGTAGGCGACACGCTCGTCCTCACGTCGGGGATTGAGAAGGTCGCTCAAGACCTGACCATTCGGCTGCAATTCTTCCAGGGCGAGTGGTTTTTGGACTCGCGCTTGGGCGTTCCGTACTTCCAAAAGATTTTGGGTGAGAAGCCTCGGCTCAACGTCCTCAAAAACATTTTCCGAAAGGCGATAATGACCAGCCCCGGCGTCCGAACAATCAACGACCTCATTCTTGATTATGACGGACCCACGAGACGCCTTTCGGTTTCCTTCAACGTGAAGTCGGTCGAGGGTGACTTCACCTACACCAAGGAGTTGATTGTATGAGCTACGGCGTCACTCCATCCGGGTTCTTGAAAAAGACCCTGGCCGACCTTTTGAACGAGATAGAATCTGACGAGCGGGCGAACATCAGTCCTACTCTGAATCTTCTCGCCACATCGGTTTTTGGACAACTCAACGGCATCTACGGCGACAAACTGCGCGAGCTGTGGGACGTTGCCGAAGCAGTCTACCGTTCTCAATATCCCGATTCGGCGGACGGCGAGGCGCTTGACCAAGTTTCTTCCATCACGGGCGCGACGCGCCTTCCTGCGACAAAGAGCGCGATTGTTCTCGACCGTATCCACTTGGACGATGGCGTTTCTTTGCCCGCAGGCCGCTTGGTCAGTGTGGGCACGGCTGGCGCTCGGTTCAAGACAACCACTTCGGCAACAAACTCGACCGGCGCTCCTGCCACATTTTCAGTTCTTGCTGAATCGGAGGACTACGGACCCATTCTCGGACTCGCTTCGACCATCGACGCGATTCAGACACCCGTGAGTGGGTGGAAATCCAATTCTGCGCTGACGTGCGACAACGCCGAACCCTACGCCTTGAACGACGGCGACACCCTCGACATCAAGGTTGATGGCGGCTTGGTGCAGACAGTCACGTTCAACGCGGGCGACTTCGTTGACATCAACAACGCCACCGCGTCGGAGGTTGCGTCAGTCATCGACAGCGCCTTGGCTGGAGGGGGCGCACTTGCCGCTTTGACTAAGGTTAGGATTTTCACTGACGAAGCGGGGTCGGGAAATTCTGTTCAAGTCATCGGCGGCACGGGCAACACCGCGCTTGGTTTTGTCACTACGCTCATCAAGGGATTCAATTCGCTCGACGCAACACTTGGGCGCGACGTTGAAACAGACGCATCTTTTCGCCTTCGCCGCATCGAATTGCTGCGCATCACTGGCGCAGGCACGCTTGAGGCGATACGCGCCAAGGTTCGAGAACTTGATGACGTTCTTCAAGCCTTCATTTTCGAGAACGTGACGATGGTGGTGGACAGCAACGGGCTGCCTCCGAAATCGTTTGAGGTGGTCGCCGCTGGCGGCGACGACCAAGAAATCGCCGACGCCATTTGGTTGACCAAGCCAGCGGGCATAGAAACCTTCGGCTCGGTGGCTAAGACAGTCATCGACACGATGGGCTTCCTTCACACCATCAACTTCAGCCGACCCACTTTGAGGCCCATTTGGATGGACCTCACTGTCGTCAAAAATCCCGCCACGTTTCCGACTGACGGGGTGGACCAAATCAAGTTGGCGCTCAAAGCCTTTGGCGACGCGCTGCAAATTGGCGATGATGTCATCGCCCTCCAGTTCAGGTGCGTTCCTCTTTCGGTCGCTGGCGTCGAGGACGTGACCATTTTCAAGATTGACACTGTGTTTCCTCCGGTGAACACGGGGAACATCGTGGTCGCTTTCCGCGACCTTGCGACGTTCGACACTAGCCGAATCACGGTGACGGTGGTCTGATGGCACTCACTTTCAAGACCACCCACGCCTCCGAAGCGTTGGCGAATTTGGCAGCTCAATTCAAGGGCAAGCCCAAGCTCGCCTCGCTCATCAACACTCTGAGTCGCCAGATTCAAGAATTGGAGGACGTTTTCTACCAGCTCGTGACTGAGCGGTGGATTGACTACGCCGAAGGAGCGCAACTTGACGGGTTCGGTTCAATCGTTGGCGAAGCTCGTGAAAGCCGACCCGACCTCGAATACCGAACTGCAATCAAGGCGAGGATGCAACTGAATATCGGCGACGGGACAATCCAAGACATCCAAAACCTCTTGCGCGGCCTCGCGGGGGACGTGCGCGTGCAGGTTTTGGAATTCTTCCCCGCCGCGTTCATAGCGAACGTAGTGGACCCCATCGACCCAACTATCATCGACCCGACCAAATTGTGGGGCATCGTGCAGCAAGGAAAACCTGCGGGCGTGGAGGCCATCTTGACCTTCGGCGTTCTCGGCTCTTTCCGGTATGATGTCGGCCCAGGATTTGACATCGGGAAGTACGGAGGCGGAATCGCATGACAGCTACCTACACAAAGCCAACCAAGATACCCCGATGGGCAGACACGTCGGCGAACATCATCGAACCACCAGAGGTCAAAAAGGACCAGGGCTGGTTGTTTGAGGAAATACCTCCCTCGGCCTTTGAAAACTGGCGGACGAAACTCACTGGCGAGTGGATGAAGTGGCTGAACGAACGACTTTTTGACGGCGCGTCCAAGGACGAGCTTGTGCTCAAAAGTCCTGGCAACGCTACCGAAGCCATACGAATCACGAACACCGAGGTCCGACTCGGCAAGGATACCTATTGGGACACTGGTGCGCAGTACGGCATCAAGTACAACAGCGGTTCTTCTCAACTCGAACTCTACGCGGGCGGAAATTTGGCGCTGTACGCCAACGCTTCTGGACTCTACATCGACGGCGATTTGACCATCGAAGATGACCTCATCGTTCCTGGTGGGCTGTGCGTCGGGATTGCTTCGCCGACTCCTGTTGATGATGAAATCCAGCTCGGCGATGCCGACCTGAAAATGGCCTTTGACAGCGGCACCGCGCCCTATCTTCAGTTCGGCGCGAGCGGCGACAAGATTGCCTACAACCGAGCCAGCGACTACTTCCAATTCAAGATTGCCGATGTCGAGGAAGTGCGAGTCAAGGCGGCGGGCCTCAACGTAGGAAATGGCCTTTACGTCGGCGACCTGACGACTGCTCCGACCGATGACTGCATCGGAGCCGCCGCTTCAATTTCGGCGGGCACTTTTCTGGGAGCAGGGACTTACGTTTCGGCGGGCAGCTACGTTCAGGCAACCACCTACGTTGCAGCTACCACGTTCCTTCGTGCGGGAGATGGCACGATTCAGACGCCGAACTCAAGCAGCTACATCTACAACAGCGCGACGGGCGGCAACATCTACTGCAATTTGGCTGGCGTCATGTGGTGGACGGCTGCGGGCCTTGTGAGCATGTACGGAGGTTTGAGAGTCGGCGACGCAACGGCACCGGGCGACAACAACATCTACGCCGTGGGAGAAATTCGAGCGGGTGGCGACCTGTACGCAGATGGCGGGACCGTCTATGTGGGCGCGGACGACTACATGAATTGGGACGGGACCAACATGCAGTTCGTCTTGAACGGCACCGAGGAAATGAGGATTGTTTCTGATGGTGTCCGAATCGCCAACGGCCTTTACGTCGGAGCCGTAGGGGGCACGCCCACCGACAACAAAATCTACGCGGAGGGGAACATCGAAGCGGGTGGCGCTTTGATGGCGGGTGACTTCTACGCCGACACCAACTACGTCAAACTTCCCGTTTTCACGGGTTCAGAACCAGGCGTAGCGGCGGGACGAATGTTTGAGTACCGCCCAACCAACTACGTCGATTCAATTCCATCTATTCGCTGGGGAGCGGGAGCGACCGCAGGTGTCAACCACACCTACGCGAAAGTGAGAGGCGTCCACAAATCAAATAGCGGCGGACAGCAACGAACAACTACGGGCGCGTTCTCTGCTTCGTACTACAACATTCCCCTCTGGGCGATGATGTCTGGCTCTTTGCTCCGAGTGAAGGCGTGGGGGTACACCGACTACGCTGGCGGCGCTGGCAATAACAACATCACTTGCCAAATTGGGATGTCTGGTGGGGCGATGATTGGCTCGCCGTGTACCGCCCCTAGCGATTGGTATCTTGAGGCCGACTTTTTCATTGAGTCGATGGGCACGCTCGCTTCGCCGGGCACGGGCTATCGGCAAATGCACACTATCCAAAACGGGACTTTTGGTACTTTCCCGATTGCGACGGTCAACACAGAGGGTCAGGCGACGGCGGGCGACGGCTCTTATACCTGCTATGTGGGCGTGACGTTGGCAACTGGATGCACCGCAAGTCTGTACCACGTCGAGTGGGAATTGGTTGTCTAAGGAGGATTCACATGGCAGCACCGAGCACAGACCTTCAAACTCTCGCAACCAACGCGGGGATGACCTACGAAGGCGAAGAAATGATTGGCGCTCGCAACTACTGGAAGTGGCTTGCGAACGGAGTGACAGAAGAAGCCGTGCAGGATTTTTTCTATCAGGCGCAGTCCAATAACTTGATAGGAAAAAACCAGAACGGGTTGTCTCGATTGCCGGGTTCGCCTTGGTGTCCCGACAACCGTTTGAGAATTCCAGAAACCAACGACAGATAGACAAGGAGAGAACGTGAGCAACAAGAACAAAGTAGAAGAAAAAGTGCCGCAGCAGCCGCCAGCTTCAGTCGAACCAGGCGAACCAACTGCAATCAAGGAAGGCAACGAGCGCGTTGCCCAACTCTTGAGCGGCGAGGCGGAAAGTCCAAACAAGTTTGTCACCTACCTTCTTGAAAAACTCAGGAAGGCTAGGACAGAGTTCGAGGACGTTTCGAGCAGAATTCAGCAGGGCAGGCAATTCCTTGCCGCGTTGGAAAAGAAACAGCTCGTCCTCCAGGGCGAGCACAACAAGTACATCGAGGACATCAAAGCCTGGGACAAACAGGTAGTCGCCGATGAAACTGAGTCGCCGAAAGCGGTCGCTCAAGGAGAATGACCATGAAAAAGATTCTATCGCTTGCCGCAGCGTTTGCGGTCGTCGTGTTTCCTATTGTGGCGTGGGCACAAGAGGTCGCAGCGGCAGTCGCCGATGCGGTCACGCCCGTCGTAGCGCCTGCGACAGTCGAACCCAAATCTGACATCTTCTGGACTGTCATGCAGTTTTTCCTTCCGCTCATGGGCGCTGCCCTTGTGTGGCTCAAGGTGAAGCTCATCGCCTGGATTCAGGCCAAAACCAAGAACGAGATGATTGCGGGCATGTTGGCGCGGTTGGCCGATTCGGTTGTCACGCTCGTCCGAGAGGCCGAGCAAACGACGGTCGCTGCCATCAAAGCCGCCAAAGACCCGAAATCGCCTGGCGGGGTCAACTTGACCAAGGCCGAAGCCGAGAACATCAAGGCAGCGGTCATCGCCAAATTCAAGGAAATCTGGGGCGTCAAGGGCCTCGCCGAAGCAGGCAAGGTGCTTGGGCTTTCAGAGGACGGGTTGCTGAAGTTCATCTCTGCCAAGGTCGAATCGGCGGTCCTGGCTGAGTCGAACTCAAACCCTTAGCGGCCCCGACTGTCGGCGCGTCGGTGACGCGGGGCTTGGACAGGGCAACGGCGCTTGACGTGGCACCCTTCGGGGGTGTGAGGTCGTCGATTGACCTGGGGTTGCGAGCTACGCCCGACTTCTTGGGCGGGTCGCTCGACCTTTTGACTAGGGTGAAGCGAGGTCGTTTTGACCTCGCGGGGTACGCGACCGCATGGGGCGGAATGAGTCGCGTTGGAGGTTCATGGGAACGTGATTTCGGTGCCCAGGTGGGCTTGCGAGGGTACTTCTGATGGAAGAAACGTCGAAACTTTTTCTCGACCTAGTGGGCAATCTCGGTGCCCTTGGGTTCATTTTTTGGCTTGTGTGGCGGACCACCAACCACACCATTCCTCGGCTTGCTGAATCCTTTGAGAAGGCAGTCGAGGCGGCGAGAAAAGATTACCGCGAAGCCTCGACGCAAGAGCGGGCCGACTTCATGGACGCACTTGAACGGCAGCGGCAGGCGACCGAGGTGCAGATGGGCGTTGAGCGCGAGCACCAGAAATCTCAGACTGACAAATTGGTGGACGCGCTGAAGGATTTGAAGGACGACTTGAGAAACAGGTAGGAACTTTTTTGCGTCAAAACGACGCAGGAGGAAGAACATGAGCTTTGGAGATTTTCTTGAGAATGAATTGCTGGACCACGTTTGGGGCGCTTCGGCCTACACCCCACCCGGAACCCTCTACATCGGACTGAGCACGACTCAGCCCACCGATGCAGGCGGGAACATCAACGAGCCTTCGGGCGCGGCGGGGTACGCTCGCGTGGCGAGTGTCAACAACCTGACCAACTGGCCTGCGGCGGTTTCGGGCGCGAAGGCGAACGGGGTGGCCTTGGCCTTCCCGACAGCGACCGCTTCGTGGGGCACAGTTGGGTACTTCGTTGTCATGGACCTGGCTTCGGGCGGCAACATGCTCGGTTGGGGCCAACTGACGAACCCGAAAACCATCGACGCGGGAGACACCGCCAGTTTTGCGATTGGCGACCTTGACGTGACGCTTGACTAAGGAGTGAAGAATGGCTGCGGGCGAAACCTTATTGGCGTGGAATGCCACGGCGAATCACCCGCCTGCCTCGAACTTCGCTACCTTCGACACGCGAAACACTCATCCCGTCTTGGATTTCGATGATACCGTAGACGAGAACGCCCATTTTGGAGGCGTCCTCCCTCGGTACTACAACGGCGGCGGCATCATCGTGCAGCTCGTGTGGTTGGCTACAACAGCGACCACGGGGTCATGCCGATGGGCAGTCGCCTTTGAGCGACACCAAGATGAGGTGACAGACTTGGACGTGGACGACTTCGCTGCGGCAAAAACTGCCGACGCGACGCCTGCCGCGACGAACGGCGCACCTCAGTACACCGAAATCTCGTTCTCAAATAGCGAGATTGACGGGCTACTGATGAGCGAGTCGTTTCGACTCCGAGTCACACGCCAAGGGTCGAACGCTGCGGACACGATGGTAGGTGACGCTGAATTGCTGAGAGTAGCACTGCGCGAAGCGCCATAGGAGGATTGCATGGCGCGGTCCTTTTTGGCTGCATCGTCGCAGGACATCACCTTTCCAAACGACGTTCGTCTTGATTTGACGAACACGGACGACTTTGCCGTTTCGTTCTTCTACAGGTTCAACGGCACCTTGCCGCCGAATCTGTGCTGCTTTCTTGGGCGACGAGCGGGACAAACGGGCGTTGGATGGGAGGTCCGCTACAATCAAGGCGTCCAAGTAGGCGCGGGCATCAATACGAGCACGACGCCTTCAAGGTCAATCTCTGCCGACTTTCCGAACTTGTTTGATGGCAACTGGCATCATTTCTTGTTCGAGGTTGACCGAGACACCGCCATGCGGTTGTACGGTGATGGCAATTTGCTTGCGCAAGACCTCAACCCAAACGGGGGAAGTCTCAACAACGGATTGCCGCTGACCATTGGCTCGGCGAACAGTCAAAAGTATTGCAGCGGCGAGTACGCCGAGTTTTCGTTTTTCAAACGGCTGCTCGCCACCGACGAACGCTTGGCTCTTGTGAAGCGGTTCTCGGCTGAGTATTTCCGCCCGTGGCTTCATGCACGGATAACAGGCAATTCTTCTCCAGAGCGCGAAACCCGGCAGGGGTTGATTGGCACTTTGTCGGTGAGTCCGCCGACAAAAGCCGTCCACCCTAGGATTTTCCGAATTGAGTCGCAGCAAACTTTCAGCCAAGAGCAGAAGGAACATCTCGCGGGCTACATCGACGGGACATCCTCGCTTTCGTCGTACCTATCGGCCCAAGTGCCGGTTGCGGGGTACGTTGCGGGGCAGTCAGACCTTTTTGCGAAGCTCGTCCGAATCAGAAGTCTTTTGGGGAGCATCGACGCTTGGTCTGACCTCACCGCGTGGCTCATTTCAGACGTTCCCCTGCAAGGAAATCTTCCTGCGACAAGTGCGCTGCCCGGCAACCTGACTTTCCTTTGGAGACTTTGGGGTGAAATCCATGGGCAAAGCAATTTGCCTGGATTCCTCCGAGCATCGGTGCCCATTCGAGGCGCGTTGACAGCTCAAGGCGACCTGGACGGTTGGCTCATGGCCGTCCTCGACTTGGGTGGACAACTCAACGGCGACTCGACTCTATTGGGCAAACTTCGGGCGGCGGTTCCTATCGCTGGCTCGCTCGACGCCGTGGGCGACCTCGACGCGACGTTGACGCGCATCCGACAGGTTTCGGCGCTGCTTGCGGGCAATTCTGTTTTGTCCGCTCGCCTTGTCCGTCGAACTGCCTTCCGTGGCATCATCGACGGGTGGGGCGATTTGACGGGCATCCCTCGCGTCGCCTACGCGACCAAAGGGTCACTCGACGGCGATTCTGACCTGACGGGCAAAACCAGTTCGCTGCTCGCTGTGCGAGGCGTTTTGCCTGGCACGTCTGACCTCGCGGGGAAACTTGCGATTCAGATTCTCATGGCAGGTTCGCTCGCATCGACGAGCGACCTCCAAGCCTACATTCGACGCCGTTTCCGCGTGTCGGGTGAAATCCTTGCCAACTCCGACCTCATGGGTCGCCTGGAAGCCTGGGCTTGGCTCCAGGGCATCATCGAAGGCGACTCGTCCATCGAAGGCATGTTGACCCGCCTCGCGGGGTTGGCGGGCGAAATCGAGGCCGAATCCGAACTCACCGGACGCCTCCGCATCCCAGGACAGAGTGAACAAACCTCGGTCGGAGGGAAGGCGTACACAACCGGCGTGGGTGGGTACATCGCTCGCTGGTACAGAGGTTTGCCATGACTTGTTGTTTGAAAACTGAGAACGGCTGCGTCGCAGTCGAACCGTCTGCCGTTTGCATCAAAATGGTCCGTGGTACGGACAACACCTTTGAGTTTGTTCTGACGGACGGGTTTGGAAATCCCGTTGACATCAGCGCAGACGAGGTGCAAGTGACCGTCCGCGACTATTACAGCGGCGACATCAAAATCCAGAAGGCGAATCTTGCGGGCACCCACCTCGACGGGCCAAACGGCAAGACCGCCTTCACGTTCACGCGGGCCGACCTCGCCGAAGCTGCTGAAACCGAAACGACCTTCTGGCTCTACGAGGTGCGGCGCGTGCGCATCGACGCGACTGAGAATGTCCACATCCAAGGTCAGTTCGTCATCGTGCCCGCAGTAGGAGGGAACGAAACATGACCACCACTGTCACGACAATGCCTCGGCAAACGCTGGTCGATTTGGTCGCCCGCGACACCGCCGAGATGCTGATTCGCTTCCCAGGTTTCGACCTCACCACCTTCGCTTCGGTGACGTGCAACTTGGTGAAGCCTGACGGGTCGAGGTTCAGCCGACCCGTAACTGTGAACACGATGGACCACGAACAAGGGTGGGTCGCTTGGGAGCCTGGCGACCTCGCCGTGAAGGGTCGCTACCAAGCCGAGTTCGAGTTCGTCCGAACAGACGGCAAGCGATTCACCGTGCCGAAGCGGTATCCGCTTTGGCTCGACGTGAGAGGAGATTTAGGATGACCACGACACCAGAACTCATCATTGACCAAATCGCCGTTGCTGTCGGCAACGTGCCCGAACCCACTGGCGTTGATGGTCGCGTGCTCAAGGAAATCGGCAGCGTGCCTCAATGGGCCGACCCTGCTGTGGACACCAATGACAAGGTTGCGGTGAGCGCAACCGATACAACGCCAGAACATCTGGCGGACAAACTTGTGGCGGGTACGAATATCGCGCTGACTGTCCAAAGTCCTGGCGGCGTCGAGAAAATTCTCATCGACGCTTCTGGTGGTGGCGAGGAAACCCACCAGAACGGCACGTTGACCTTCTCAATCGACAACAGCACAGGCGTCCAAATTCCACCTGGCACAGTGTTTTCTACTCAGGCAGAAATCGACGCATGGCTTCTTGGGCAGGGGGCTACCGCCTTCAAGTACATCATGGACTGTTGGGACGCTCTACCGAACCACCTCAACAACTACGTTTGGTTCGAGTTGGCTCCTGGCGTTCACAGACCAAGAAATCCAGAACCCTACGGCGACAAGGCGGCGTTCTACTTCGGGCCGTATCCAGGCGCACGACAGCACACCTGGCATCGGGGGTCATACTTTCAACTCACCCTAACCACAGTTCTCGACCCGCTGAATTGGGAAGAATTGCTCGCTCCCCAAGTTTGTACCGCAGCGGGTACAAATGGCCCCGCTGGGTATGAGGTCTATCTTGATTTCGGAGGGACGCCATTCGTCGCTGGCGCGTGGCGGGGATACGTCGCACAAGTGCAAGACCCACCTGGCAACTGGCAAACTTACGTCATCAGGGACAACACTACGAGCAGGCTCACTCTCAACTCTGGATATTCTGGAAGTCCTGTCGGCAAATCTGTTCGCATTGTGAGTCCTGCCTGCATCATCAGGAACAGCTACGACGATTTGGTTGCCTCGCACAACAAGCCGCTCATTTTCCTTCTCAACGAAACTGCATCTCACGACGGGGTTTTCTATTGGGGATGCTTCGCCGTGCGCCTCGACCAATTCGCAAGCGGTCAGCAGGTCATCACCTCCTACGGAAAGGTCTACAACGACCACTATATGGTGATGAATGACCAAGCTCGCCTCAAGGACCTTGGCATCAACCAAGGTAGCGCCTTCCTCAACATTTACGGCGGCGGCACTTGCCAGCTTTGGAAATCTTCTGTGCGAGGTTGCAGGCTCGCTACCGTACCAAACAACAACTCAAGCCTTGGTGTGCTCGACGGCGGAAACACCTATCCCGTTCCGACGCGCATCAACCTGCCAAACACTTACGTTGGTGGCTGCGGTGCGGTGTACTACGCTCGGAATGGGGTTGTGTACTTGTCGGGCACAATGTTCGACCAACACAATGGAGATTGCCTCAATCTTCAGAACTGCGGGTTCATTTCCAGCTCAAGCACAGCTCGAACTTTCTTCCGAAACGTGCTCGGACGGAGTGTGCACCTAGAGCGGTATTGCTACGACGGCTCGCCATCGTCGAATGGCTGGCCCAATTCCATGAACTATGTTTGCGAAGGTTGCACGGGTGCGGTCATGCAGCTCGGCGACGTT